TCTAACATAAAATTATGAAAAGCAAGTTCTCTTTCTTCGGAGTAAAAATACTTAAACCATAATTCACCAAAATTAATACCAAACCATCTTGGCCATGTAGTTGGATTAAAATTTAAATGTCTATCTAAAGATTCAACATAGATACGACCGGGAATCGTAACAACAAAAATATTATAATCGCAAGTGTCCCGAACTTCCTTCCATTTTTTATATGACCACCACATGCTAGAGCCACTAAGCGAATAGTTTGTAATAGAAAAGTCGTTAGTTAATAATTCAGGCCATGCAAGATATTTGTCATTTTTAGCCCAGTCTGGTTCTGAAAAGCTGTCTCCAAATATTGATATTTTTTTCATGTTTTGTATTTTATATTGCAGAAAAATGGCTGTATGAGTCTGCCATCGTCTTTACTACTACCAAAATAACGATCAGATTTATGCCATACAGAAGGAGAATACAATACTGCTCGATTATATTTGTTTTCAATGGCCATGTTTAATGACCACCAACGATTAAATTCCACACTATCTTGATCTCTGTTTAATCGACGCCAAACATGATTATGTTTTTCAGAATACTCATTAAACTCTTGTTCATATTCTTTGTTAAAATTATAAATCAATGTGCCTGAATTTTTAGGAGGGTCTGGGTTTAGATAAATCACTCCTACATGCGTAATTTCCCAACTTTTTGGATCAAAGTCATAATGTATCCACGAATCACCGTGCGACTCGTAACATAGTTGAAAATTAGTTTCAAAATAACAATTATATTCTGTAGTAACACCCTCTAATAAACTGCTCATTAGGCTATCTCTGAATTCTTCGCATAACCTTGGATTAATATCATTGATAAATCTTGATCTCAGCCCAGGCCAATTACCATATCTTTCAGGATGCGTTTCTGGTAAAAAATCTTGTCGTAATGCAAGGTTTCTGACCATATCAGGATCTTTATAAAAATTATCAACAATGATGACTTTATTTGTTAGGTACATTATCTTTCCAATGTTATATCAAAACTTACAGATATTCTATCTTCATCATTTAAATTAGGTAAAACAAAATGTTCAAGATATGACGGAAACAATATTAACATATTGTCAAATGGTACAAAATATTCGCTGTCTCCGTAATTAAATAATCTATCGGGGGCATGAATTGACCCAGGTCTTGGATCTCTAAACACTATACTACCAGAATCTGTAGGAACTTTAAGGTAACAAACACCGGACAAATTAAAAGCATTACTATGTGAATGTATTAAATTTTGATCATACTTTTTATTAATACATGCCCACATCTGATGAAACTTTGTACCTTTAACATTGAATACACGACTGCATATATCGGCAACATGACTACATATTGGTTGAAATGCTTTGTTAATATATAAATCTGTTTCGCTTTGCCAACCACCGTAATTAGATTTTTTAATTTCATTTGGTGCTTGAGCAAGATTGTATACTTCGTCAATCATTGGCTGAGGATCAACTAACAGCGTAGTCATCATCAAGTGTGTTGGCCACAACGTAATAAATCTTATATCATTTAAATTGGGGTCCATGGCACCATCCTACTAGTGTGTATCGAGTTCCTTTTGTTACAGGAGTTACTTCGTGAATACTCCAACTAGGAAATACTACAAGTAAACCTTTTTCTCTTTTAACTTCAAAGGGATTGTCTAATTTGAAACGATAGATCAATAAATCTCCGCCTTCGTAATCGTCCGTATCTGATAATTGTAAACTAAAACTTAATTTTCTTCTAAATTCTTCAAAACCATCGTCTGTATGATTACGATACATTCCTTGATAACTTGCATCATATTCGGAAAACTGTATATCTTCCATTTCAGTTAGATCATAATTATAAAAATCTTTATTAATCTTTTGTATAGCATGAACCAATCTTTGAAAAATAAAATCAGTGTTTACAGCAGGTCTTATCCATGAAATATTACTTCTTCGTGTTTCTAATTTTGCAACACCTGTATTGTTGACTCCGCCTCCTTCAGTTGGCAACGATTTTCCAATATCTAGAATAAGTTGAATTTCTTCTGGACTAAAAATGTTTGTCGCCCATGCATAAGGCTCGTTAGGCGACTGTGGTGGGATCATTGGATACATTAAATCAGCTCCACAATATCAAAAATTGTTTGAAGTTTTGTTCTAATAATTTTGTTAGAAAAACTATTTCTTAGCCCTTGGTGTAAGGGTTTAGGCGGTAAATCTATATTCACCCATGCATAAGCACAATGTTCTTCGCTTAATGGAGTGGTAAATTCTTGATCAACAACACACAGATATGTGTGAAAATTAAAAACTTTATCATTTGAAACAAACGTTTCTAAAGGAATAGTTTTTAATATTTCAGGCAAAAACCCTAGTTCTTCTTGAACTTCTCGTTGAAGACCTTGCCAGGGATTTTCATTTTGAAGATTGGTTCCGCCAACTAATCCCCAAATTCCTTGATGTTTTCCTCGAGCTTTTTGTAATAATAAAATTCTTCGTGTAGATTTAGCGTAGAACAATGCTCCGCTGCAAACAATTCTATCTGTTAAAGCTCTAGTCTCCATTCACCTGCTCTGTATTCGCCTTCAAAGGATTTAGTCCAATATACACCATTCCAGACGTACTGGACTCCAGTGTATATATTAGTTTGATAGAGCAAGGTGTCTGATTCCTGAGCGGAATTAAATATCACGTTCCATGCAGTTCCAGTCCATTCGATGATGTCATTTGCATGGGCAATAAAGTCTGCGCCAGCAGTAGATTTCCATGCATCGGGCCCATCTTCGTTGCCTTCTGCACCAATATCTTCAACAATTAAAAATCTATCTCCAGCTTCGACATTTTGCATTCCGTGTCCCGGATATACTTTTTGCGGATCAATTATAGCGTCAAATGTGCCCGGACTGTTTGGTCTGTAACTGCCGGCAACATCGTAATCTGGATCAGTGTCTAAATTGCCATTGCTGTCAATTCCTGTGTTTGTGTTAAGAGTATCTGCGTCCCAAGAAACTGTTAAGATTGTTGGATCTAGCGGACTAATTGCAACTGTTCCAACTATTTCAGTTCCATTTGATTGTGTTAAGTATAAAGAACTAGATCCTGCTGTATATTTGCCAGGATATTTGTCAAATACTGATTGCCATTCTATTGGAGTTCCTTGTCGAATAGGAATGTCTAATGTAGGTTCACGTGGAATAGTATTTTCATTTTTGTTTAACAATATTGCTTGGTTGTTATAGATTTGAATATTATAATCAGTAATGGTTATAACTTCGCGAGTAAGCAACGGCCCCATGTTTGTTTCGGGACCTGCTAACGGTTGTCCAAGGCCTTCGATGTAAGTATTTTTGTCAATTGAGGCACCTTGATGGATGCTGGTAATAATTTTTGTAATAACACCTAAGTGTTTAACTTTAACCGGCGGACTGATCCAAATAGGAGTATCTAATGATAAACTAGCAATGTCAATAGGCGAGTCATTTCCTACAGGAACCGATCGACTCGACCAAGTGACTTGACCTAAATTTAATACTGTTAAACTAGTCCAATCAATATAGTTGTCTGTAGTTTGTAACTCTAAACTAGGATTGAACAAAACTAACATTTGTTCTAATAGTTGTAGTTTTTGTTCTGTGTTTGCCGTCCATATATCACACTTCATTGTTAATTTAAAAGGCGTTGGCATCAGACGTTCTACTGTATAGTTTCGACCTTGTCCAGTGGTATAAACTGGGTTGTTTGGATCGCTATTGTTGATTTCACGCTCGCGAACATGGACTTTGCCAACATAAGTTGGATCGCCTAGACGATTTCTATCTAATTCTAATCCACTAATATAAACACTTATTCTAGGAACACTACTGATTTTGTTTTCACTATTTTGACGAATAATACTTGCGGCTTGTCTGTCAGGGTCGCCGTACATTACCGGAACACGTACTAACGTACCATCGCCATATCGAACAGTAAAGTTGCTTAATACACGAATAGTCTGTGTAAGATATCGTCTTATTTGACCATCATAAAAATATTGCATTATAAATCCGCCTTAGGTCTAAGAGCCTTGCTAAGGCTTTGTCGTTGTGCTTCTCTGTTGTTGCATAAACTAAGTTTCCAAGTTCCGTCGTATGGAATAACTTGTTGTTCAGTATTAATAACTGGTAAAGTGATGTGAATTTTACCACCAACATTAGTTATAATGCCAGTATAGTCTGCAATAGTAAATGCAATTTCTACCATGTCTAATTTTAGAACTAGATATAGTGCCGTTGTTGGGTAATCAATATTAGTGTCAAATTCAAATACATCTGCTTCAAGTTTAATCCAGTCAATAGCAGCCGCTTCATTATAGATGTATGTTGTATTATTAATAAATCCTGTTGTATGAGTTTGACGAGTATCGTTATTTGTCATGTTCATACGCACAGCGTCTTCAACCTTAATCCAGCGTGTTCCATCAAAACGGAATAATCTATTAGGCATAAAATCTGTACGCAAGAAAAAGTCATTAACACCTGGTGCTTCTGGAAACTGTATGCCATGACCAAAATCATATCCGTTTTGTGGAAATCCATCACCTACTAAAAATCCAGTGTAGCCAGTTCTTACAGGTCTTGTGTTTGATTCTAACGCAGTAATTGAAGATATACTTGCATCAAGCTCGCTTGTGTC